AGAACGACCCTGACGGGTCTTTCTTTACCAGGTTCGAGCCAGTCAATACGGTTAAGGTTAGAGAAGTAGTTCCTATTCGGAAGTAAAAACTCATCCGATGGGAACACTTCTTCAAGCCTAGTGGTCCATTCCGTCTGATTGTACTTTTGGTTTCCCTTAAGTCTATCAGCGGTGGCACCGGGACCGTGCTTAGGGATAATCTCATAGTTAGCAACAGCATTATCAACCGTTGCAAACAGATTAGCCCATAGCAAGCGAGAGATACGATGAAAATCATCAGTTTCCTGAGATCTCCTCGTAAAGTCCGCTTCTTTGACTGCCTTCTCACACTCGATATAGCCTTCAATAGCTGCATCCTTTCGTGTATCACTACACGGTAAGAGAATCTTTCCAAACATCAACGTAAGTTGACGAATAGAGTAGATCGCATCTATATTCGGCGAATCGAGAAGAAGACCAGTACCACGGTCGAAAACAAGATCGAAGAAACCTCCGAGGAATCGGGGGAGACTACCAGTAAAGGTAAAACCTTGAAACTGGTTGCGATCTACCTTACTTTGTGCTAGACTTTTTTGGAAGTCCGTGCAAAAGTTGGGTAGGGTGATCGTTAAGAACGATACACCTTCATTTTCGACTCGAGTCTTGACAGTTTTAATGTCAAGACTGGTGCTAGTGCAACACCAGGTAGCTAATTCATTAGCTACCTCCTGCCAGAGTAACGTAAGGCTTTTCAAGCCGGCTCCTTAAATAGAGTTCGAGCTTCCATAGCCATGCGTTACAGACCCTGAATGTTAGTCCTAGCTTAGTTCTCGCCGCCAAGTAGCTGCGTGATCTTAGCTCCCGAGGAAGCAGTGAGGGCGGCCAGAAAGCCGTCAACACACTGCTTGAGCTCTGTATTCGTATAGCCGGCAACAGGTGCATCGATCACCAAATAGACACTATTTGACAGTCGAACATTCTGCGCCGGCAGCAACGGATCAGCGCTCACCTTGGAACTATCGAGCCGAATCGTCCGTCGGGTTCGCTTGCCATAGGCATTTGAAACCGACTGACGCGTATTTCCATCCGCAGAAGTAAAGACGCCAGAATTGACGCCCGAACTGGTGCGTGGCATGGAAATAGCAACGGCATTGATAGTAACGGACTGGGGATCTGCGAAAGACATGGCATTACTCTTTTCAGGTTGAAGGTGTCTGACCCTTGTAAGGGTCATATGACACAGTTGCTAATCTTTGTAAGAGTAGTCAACTGCCAGCATCTAGGTTAAAGATGCCTAGGACCTCGCGAAATTGCGAGAGCCCCTAGTATGGCAGACTGCCGCCCATCAAGGGTGGTCATGTCAAAGCCAAAACCGAATGGGGTTGCCCTTCTTCTGACTTTGCTATTAGCAATAACAGTCAGAGTTAGGTTCTGCACAGGAGAACGGTATAGTCTACCGTTACCATGTAGAGTTGCGGACACCTCTGCAGTTTTCGACTGCATGATGTAACCGTAACGCATTACCAGACCGTCTTGGGAGAAACGTGAGATGTTATGTAAAGCATCTCCCATAGTTCCTTCCCAATCAACGGCCCAACTCCAGGGAGTCAAGTTCCATA